TATTCGCACAAATATAAGTTTGTAGCTTTCTGCAAAATGATTATTAATCTAAAAAATGACATATCTAAATTATAACTAGCAATATAAATAAGGGGTAAATAATGAAATACCTATACAAAACATATTTAAAAGGCTTTGGCGTTGTTCTTGTGCTGGCTGCTGTAATAACTGTTAGCGCTGTTAATTTTATTAGTGAGTATAGGTTTATCTATGGCTAATAGTAAGCGCAAGTGCAAATCATGCGGTAAGTACATACGCGAATTTATAGTTACCCCTAAAGGCGTATTTTGCAGCGTTGACGCTGCTGTTAAGTATTCGTATCAGAATAAAAATAAAGGCGCTGAAATTGTACGTAAGGAGCAAAAGAAGAAAGACGCCATACGAAAGGAAAAACTTAAAACTGCTGGCGAGTATATGAAAGAAGCTCAAACGGCTGTTAACAAATACATACGGGCACGAGATAGACATAAGCCTTGTGTTAGCTGTGGATCAATGCCGGATGATAAGTTAGGAGGCTCTTTTGATGCTGGTCATTATCGCTCTAGAGGTAGTGCTAGCCATCTAAGATTTAACCTGTTAAACATACACAAACAGTGCGTTAAATGTAATCGGTTTAAAAGTGGTAACGCAGTTGACTACCGTATTGAGTTAATAAAAAGGATAGGCTTAGATAATGTCGAGAAGCTAGAAAGCGACAACAAGACTAGAAAATTTACAATAGAGTACCTAAAGCGCTTAAAGAAAATATTCAATAAGCGCGCTAGGTTTTATTTAAGGAGTTAATATGTTTATATTTTTAAGTTTAATTGCGCTTGCTGCTTTGGTTGTGCTTGCCTCATTTATTTATTATGTAATAAATTTAACTAAGAGGTAGAGCGCTTAAATTTTACATTAAATAAGCGCTGTACGCTTCATGCTTTATGGTTTATGTCATGCTATACACGTTTGTTAGACTTATTTGTTTTAATTACATTGAACACATAATAAAACATAAAAGCTCTGTGTATCTAATTCCGTATCTTGATCCTGAAGTGTTGATTAACTCGCCTGTATCTTCATGGAATTCCTCACCCCATTCGTCGTAACAAAATAACGAATAGTTATTCGGGTTTAATCCGTGTGCTTTGAATATCTTAGCTACCTCTTGAGCGCTAACACCATAATGATATCTAGCATCATCACCCTTTTTGTTTATAGCTTCAATCCATTTGAATTTTTTAATGGCTAGCTTTATGGCTGCGGCGCACTCTCGCTCTGCTGCACCTATATCTTCAAAGCGTTTGTAATTCTCGTCAGATGTGTTTATCACACCATTAACAGCAAAAATTTCAGCCCACCTTTGAGGTGCTGATCCAAGGTTGTGCGCGTTGTCAGATACTGGTCGCAGTGCCTTGGTTATGGTTTCACTATTAGTGCCTCGAATTATAAAAGCTGGCACACCGCCTACAGAGTAACCCAAACCACCAGAGCCATCATACCTGTATATTCCTGATGATTGAGAGCTAACCCAAGTGTATGATGGAGAAGTTGGCGAGCCGCCTACTGCTTTTAATTTAGGGTTACTAGTGCCTGATGATGGCAATACACAAGTGCTAGAGCCTACCGTTATTTCTTCGGATGTTGCCGTAAGCATACCTATAACGTTAAAGTTACTGTTACCCGATTCCTCTACAGGCACTCCACCCCCACCCATAGAGAATGAGCTACAAGTTACGCGGGAGCTATTGTTAAGTAAAACTCCGTCATACTCTTCAAATGTACCACCTACTATTGAGCATTCTAGGCAACTATTTAATTCTATAGAGTGAGCTGTATTTGTAGATCCTTCTATGGGCCTTAAAGAACACGAGTTGAAAGTCAACCTTTCGCAAGATGTTGCTTTAATGCCAGAGTGTGAATTATCCCCCCAATTATATTCGTAGCCTATTATGGATATAGTCATATCGTTAGAATTAGAGATATCTATTATATTAGACCTAGCCAAAACATAAACACCACCGACAATTGTACTATTTTCCATTCCATTAATAAATACGGCTGGCGCATCTGTGCCAGAAACAGAGCCGGCCCAGCAATTAACCATTTTAACGTCACGTATTTTACTCATTGCACCCCTAGCAAAGCGCCACCCGTAAAGAGTATTCGTGTCACTAAAACAATTAGTTAAATGTAAAAATCTAATTAACCTAGCGTTAGAGCCTAGTGGTGCCTCGCCAAAATACCAGCCATATTCACCGTTAAGGCATGAGACGTTAGTTGCTTTCATGCCTGTAGTGCCTTCTGCTCTTACCCCCCCTTTTTCCATTTGCCTAAATGCTACGTTAGATAAAAACTGAGTGTTATCAATTATCCCTAAAGATGAATCTATTTCATGCAAGTATAAGCCCCAGTAATTTTGGTCTAGACTTTGACCTTCCGCAAAAACATGGCTCAGTGTTAGGTCAATACAATATTGAACGTCAACACAATTCCTACAAGATCTAAACTGTACGCGTTCTATCAGTGGTTTGTTGGCCCACTTTAGGGAAATACCGTGAGCGCTTGTGTTATCCTTACCTCCCCCAATTATTTTTATATCTGATATAACCGACCTAGCTAGCTGGCTGGATATTTGCCCGTAATACATAATAACTGGAAAGTCACCATTTGCTTTTAATGATGTTGCTTCCCAATTTTCACCGCGTAACTTTACCTTGCTAGCTATAGTAATAGATGCGCTCAATAAGTAAATCCCACTAGGAATAAATACGTTACCACCACCCTGTAAAGAGGCGCTGTACACTGATGCCTGTATTGATTGCGCATCATCTGCTGAGCCGTCACCCCTAGCACCTAATGACTTTACATTTAAAAATTTATCTACAACCAAACCCCACTGATTCCCGGCAGCATCATTTAACACCGCGCCACCTAACTGTGCAGGTGTTTGGCTTGGTGTCTGGCCTGTTACGCCGTTTTGCTTCCATTTGCCGCCGCCTCCGTCTCCTGCTGTTGTGAAGCCTGATGTTTCCAGTACCTTGTCGGCATCATAAGCAGTAGAGCTGTTAATTAATTCTGTGGTTGTCTGTTGTCCAGTTAACGCTTCAATATCCGTAACAGCTTGCTCTGCTTCTGTAGCACTTTGAGCTGCATTGCTTGCCTCTTGTACGCAATCAGCAAGGATAGCTTGAAACTCTATCATTTCTTGGCTTGATGGTGGAACTGCAGCGCTAAGTAGCTCTGGCAATGTTGTTGCTGGGTTATCTTGGTTTACTGTGACAACCCCAACATCTTTATAAGCACCTGTTAAAATATCTTTGTACTCAACGCGCACAAGGCCATATTGTAGGGTTATGTTATAGTTCCCGCTTGGTGGAATAGTTATAACTGAAACAGCGCTTTTTATAGTGCTGCCTGTGTTTGACTTATGGGTAAATCTTACTTGATCACCAATTGAAACAAACCCATTCGGATCAAGTAGTGAGCCTGTTAATGTTATGCTAGCCATTTTTATTTATTCCTGTATAGGTTGTTTACAAAGTTAATGTTTACTTTTTTATGTATCGCTGAGTTTATATTATCAACTAAGGTTTCAGATATATTGCTGAGCTTTTTATTCTGGTTTTTTTGATCTTCGCTTAACGGATTAATTAGTTTTTTACATTCATTAACAGCTTGCCCAACAATAGCGTCAACATCAGCAGTAACTTTCTCTACTTTTTGCGGATCTTGTTTTTTTACTTCACGCCTTAGAGATTCAATGTCCGCTTGTATCTCTTGTAGTTTTAAAGTAATTTTTTCTATTTCAGTCATTAGTGATCACCATTCCCGTTTACATATCTAGTAGCTGTTGCACCAAATAATACCACATTAGCTGCTCCACTGTCGATTATACCGCTACCAGCCAAACCTTTGGATGCGTCATTATCAACGCCGTCTTGACCCCAGCCTACGCCAGTATCGTTTATATTTCCGTTTGAACCAGCGCCGCTTATCCCGCCATCAATAGCCCCAGCAGGGCCACCTGTGCCCGGTAATCTACCGTTGCCACCATCGCCACCGCTACCACCAAGCCAGTTTACAGGCCCAACTTGGAACGCGTTAAAGCCACCATCCCCGCCATTAGGCGCAAAAATATAACCGTCTGCTGTTGGATATGCTGCCGACGGAGTTGAGCCGCTAAAATATATATCAGTGTCTACGCCTTGCGCATCGTAAACAGTCCCGCCATTTAGCCCGTTTCCAGCGTTGTTTGGTGGTGGTGTATTTGTGTTCTCTGCGCCGTCAGCACCTTTACCACCGTTACCGCCGTTCGCTTTACCCTCAAAACCATTTGCAAGTATTAATATTATTTTTGAGCCGCTAGCAAAGTTTCCGGCTCTTATGGCAGTTTGGCCAAACGAGTAGGAAGTTAAAACAAAAGTTATAGTTACCGCTTGAGATGGCGCACCAGCTAAAACAAAAAGGTTAGCCTCACCCAATGGCCCATCAAGCAATATCTCGCTATTATCTTCAAATGCCGCTTCATAAGTCATCAAGTCAACGTTGTATTGTCTGCCCTCTTTATTGTATTTAGGGTTTATTTTTAATACTTGCGCTCTAATGTTGTTAGAGTTAGCGCCGTCAAAGCCTTGGTCAACTTCACTATTGACATTAACCACATCACCAGTTTTAAAAGTTATATACCTTTCATCTGCCGTAAAACTTCGAATGTAAGGCGTAAATTTAAACCGGCTTACATATCGCTGTGTTAATAGGTCAGCAGCATCTTTATCAAGCATAATATTATTATTAAAGCGCTTATCTTTATGTTCTCCATAAAGCTCAGTCCCTATAATGGCGTTGTCTGAAAACTGCGAGCCTTTTCTGTAACTTGAATCATCCTCATTATCTGCTAGGTTTCTTTTGTCATACAACACAAGCGCCCTAGATGCTCTTATTTGCTCTTGAGGCTTTTTACTTATAGTATAGGCGTTTATCTCTTTACCTTCTTCTATTGTGCTGCTGCTTTGCTTCCATACGCTAATAGCTGATAGCTTTGCTTTGTTTTCTGTTGTGCTGAACCATAAATCCATTAAAAAGCCGTTCAGGATACTTTTTAAAACATCGTTAACGCCTTTTGATTCAATATGCAAAGTATTTATTCTTGTTGTTGCGTGCCACTCGTTAACCTCTGCCGCCCATTCTGCCGATGGTATTAAAGTTGGATCAAAATCAGAATCAATTAATATACGAGTTAATAAAGAATCAATTGTTTCGTCATCTGATTCATCACAAATAAATATCTCGTCACCTGCGTCATGCTCTTGCTTTTCTGTTATCGTTAATATCTCTAATGATGTCGGTGCTTGAATTGGTATTCCGCGCCCTGAAACTTGTATTTTATGGTCTGCTGGGTCGCTAGTGTCAACACCATCTATACGCATGAACTCATCACCGATACGGATAACCATGCCTATAGAATAAACTGTTTCGTTATCAACCTGTAATACTAATTGATTTTCTGTAATGTCTTGGCGTAAAAAGCTATTAGTAGCAATAGGCCATTCTTTTTCGTCAAGGTTCGCCAATGACATGACGTCCTTACAATTTAATTTCCATGTACCGCTACTGCCAGCGTTGAATGATTCCGCAACATAATGTCTTGTTTCTGCACCGTTAGCTAAATCAATTGTGCCATCTGGTTGCACCCTATATAGCTTAAGTCTTACATTTTTATTATCAAATATCTGACGCGCTGCAAGCTTACCAAAAAAAGTTCCTTGCTTTTTTACTGTAGCGTTAACCGCTGGCGCATCTGGATTAGGGTCTTGGTTTATAAAATCATCAAAGGTTATACTTAAAGAGCCACGCCCCGCTAAACCTTGCCCCGGCTTTATTGAAGTTGCTGTTTCGCTTATAGACTTTATACACCTAAAAGGCGAGCCTTGAATTAATGGCGCGTTTTGGTTAGTGAATTTATAGGTTTTATATTCGCCAGACCAAGCTTGGTCACAAGTTAAAGGCGTGCCATAACCTGACGAACCGCCAATAGTGCAAGCGCCAGTAATGACAGGCAAATCAATTTCTAGCACTTCAAAATGCTGTTGATTTCTCATACTTCTAGTTTGCTCAAATGTTGCCATTCTATAACCCGTTATAAGCGTTAAAATTTAGTTTTATAGCGTTTAGCTTTCTTGTTTGAGGATGCGCTGACAAATCATGTTTAGCATCAAAGCAAATATAAGCGCTTTGTGGTTCATCTTCCTGCTCTTTAATAAAGAAAGGCTGTTCAAAAGTAAAGTCAATAAAATCCTGCCAGTCTGTTTCTGTAAACTCTGCCACCTCATTAGGCAGCGTTAACGTACCTTTTAATGCCTTTGGCTTTTTAAGTGAGCTAACAGGTGCTGCCTGCATATTGGTGGTTGTACGTTGCTCTAATTGGCGCATAAGCCATAATCTCTTATAGCCTGCCTGCTCGCCTTTTTCTATATCAAGATGCTTACCAGCAGCAACAAAGCTAACAGTTGTTTGGTGATTGTTAGGTACAGTCAAAAATCTAATAATTAAATTTGTGAAGTTTCTTTCTGGAAAAGTAAACATTAAATTATGATTTCTTTTTAGCGGCTGTACAAACTGAACAAAGTCTAGCCCGTCATATATAGCAACTGTTGCAGGTGATGGACTAGCAGCGTTATGACCTGAAACAGCAACATAACTAATACCAGCTTGTGCGCCATAGCTAATAGAAAAATCAGCTACATTAGTGCCGCACGTATAATTTAACGAATGGTCTGGGTCTGAAATATTAGCGGGTACCTCACCTGTTCCAGCATCCGTTATTGTTGGTACTTGGTCAATTAAAACGTTTGTGTATGATATTGATAAACCCATTAAAATCGCCCTTCTCTTTGGCCTTTGTTTAGTGCGTTAGCTATAGCATCAACTAATTCGTCGCCGCTATCAGTAGCAAATCGTATCTCATTAGTACCAGAGCCGCTAGTAGTACTATCTGTTAGTTGTAATTGAGCTGTATCTTGCACGAAATCTGGCTCTGATTGAATGCTAGGCGTGCTTGTTGAACCTATAGATGTGCCGCCTGTTGAGCCGCCGCCACCACCAGCTAAACTGCCGATAGTTGCAGCGCCTATGGCTGCCATGCTAAGCGCACCCTGTAATTGAACTTTTGCAGACAATGCGCCAGTGGGATCTAGAGTAAGTGCTTTGATTGATGCCGCTTGTGTATTTACAAACGTTTCAGCTAAAGCTAATGCTTGAGTTCCTAAAAATAACGCCTTGCCTATTTTGCTTTCACTATCAACAAGTGAGGACATTATT